ATAATAACAATTAGGCAATAGTGAGGCAAACATGAAAACAACTACAACAGAACTACCAATACTTGATGTTTTAGCGGTATCATTTGCCGCACATCGAATTAATGATAGTTATTGCAGGGAAACTAGACGTTTTAGTGATAACTTGACTAAGTTTGCTAATAAAGAATTAATGAATTACAGATTACATCCAGATCAATTTTTACCAGAAGACTTTAAACTGTTTAAAGTTACAAAGGCAGATAGAGAAACAGCAAAAGAGGCAATAGACTGGTTACAAAAAGATAATGCTTTAAATGTTATTGCAGATACATTATCAGATTTTATGCAATCAGTAATGCATTATATTTCAAGTGAGAAAGTAGGCATTAATACTTACGGGGTTGTCGCTGTAGTTCCTAAAGTATATTTTGAAGGCTCTAAAAAGAAAACTCTTAAAAAAGAATTAAAAACTAGTTTCGGTGAAAGCAAACATATTGGAACAGTAGGCGAAACTATACAAGGTATGTTTACTCTTAACGAAACAAGATTTATCGAAAAATACAGTTGTAATGTTTTCAACGGATATATAGAAAGTAACCTTGTAAGTTTTTTTAAAAATATTGATCAAACGCAAGTAGTACCAAAAGAAGGAACAACATTTAAAATTCAAGGCAAAGTTAAAAGATGCGGTAATAACTTTATTACAAAATTACCAGAAACACAATTAAATTATGTAAGATTTAAAGTTGATAATAAATAAAAGTAATAACATGAAGTTCGACGATATACAAAGAAAAATGACTACTGGCACAGGAGCTGAAAAATGTCTGAAAATGCAAAGTGGAAAGAACCCGACTATATTACAATGGATACTGCCCTTGAAGATGACGACTGGGGCCTTATTATTACTGCAAGTGGAGACCTTAAAGGATTATATATTCCAAAAGGCAAAGAAGAAGAGGAAGTCCCAATTGCGATACAAGATATATGCGAAGCGTTTTTTGGAGTCGATTGGGAAGACAATGATAAATTTCAAACAATACATTAAACTAGGAGGAATATGGAAGTAATCGTAAGAAATGGTAATGTTGAAAAAGCATTACGTGTTCTAAAGAATAAGCTAAAGAAAGATGGTCTTATGACAGAACTACGTGAACGCCAACATTACGTAAAACCAAGCGAGAAACGAAGGCTTGCAAAAAAACGTGGCATTAAACGTGTCGCGAAAGAACAAGCTAAACGTGATGCAATGTCGTAAATTTTATGCAAACATTTAAAGATAATGTTAACAAGTTCTTTAAGTGGGTTAAAGGTACAGAACTAGTTGAATTAGACCATATTGATGCTAGTGAAGATCCTGTTCGCCCCGAACTAGATGTTGAATGGCGTACAAGTTACGGACGTAAGATATATGGTTTAAAATACGAAGATAAAATTGAAGGTATTATTTGTATAGCATATACAAATGATATTCCACATAGTGTTAAAGAGTTAGACTTAATGAGCCAAAATGCTAATCTTCAAGATAATGTTAATACCGTTGTTGCCTACACAGTATGGTCACGTAAAAGAGGTGCCGGCAAAGAAATAATCGAGAAGCTTAGAGAGTTTGTTAAAACTAATAATCAAATTAAAACACTAGTAACCCTTTCACCCCTTACCCCAATAGCAACGCACTTTCATATACGCAACGGTGCGAAGTTAAAAGATATTAATACAACAACACAAAACTTTGAATATGAATTATAACCTAAAAAGGAATATTTAATATGAACCAAATTGGTGAGTCAAGTTTCGATACACATTGTGAAGTTACAAATGAAGAAACTGGCCAAACAGTTACAGGAGAAGTACATAACTTTAAAGACAAAAAATTTTTAAGTATAGTACTAAATCAAGCTGTTGAAATTAAATTAACGTATAATCCTCGCTCTAAAGTTTATTATGGAAGTAAGGGAGGAATGGATTTTGTTTCAAACGGTCCTGTAGAACATATAGCTCATGTTAGGAGTAGATAATAATGGATCTAGACGATAAAATTAAAGTACTAGACGACTTTATAACACTCGAACAACTAACACATATTCGTGAAACAATTATTACCGGTTCCTGGAACAGTCACCCGGACGCAAATCAACCATTTCTATCTATGGATGTTAGTAGTGATCCATATTATTATAATGATATTTTAAATCACATCAATTCAAAACTAAACACAAATTACAAATTAGATAGAGTATATTTTAACGGCCAATGGTCTGGACGTGATGGTAATGTTCATATAGATGATGATAATCCTAAAAAGCATACTGTCGTAATATACACTAATCAAATTTATACATGGGGCTGGGGCGGTTTTACAGAATTTCTAGATCCTGACTCAGGCTGTCATAAAATTGTTGCGCCTGTTTTGTATAGAGCAGTACATTTTCCAGCTAATATATTACATAAGGCATACGCATTTTCACATCAAGATTGTCCTATGCGTACATCATTAAACTTTAAACTTGAAGGTGAATAATGGATATTAAAGAAACAATAGCAGACATGAAAGGCATTCCGACACAAGATGACCTTATCGATGCATTAAAAGAAAAAACAGCAGTAGTTACTTTTTTAAAGTTAGATGGCGATGAACGAATAATGACTTGTACTAAGAGTCTCAAAATTATTCCGGAAGAAAGCCATCCTAAGACAGATAAAAAAGTTAAAGAAGGTAATGTTAATGTTTGGGATCTAAACGCCAAAGGTTGGAGATCATTTAAGTATGATAGAGTACAGAAAGTAGAAATTAATGAAGCCTAAATTTATTGATGCATACATGGATGTTGCAGAAAGATTTGGGAAACTATCATCTGCAAGACGATTAAATGTTGGTGCTATTATTGTTAAGGATAATCGAATTATTTCTATTGGATACAATGGTATGCCTACTGGTTGGGATAATAACTGCGAAAACGAATTAACTGAAGGCAAATTAAAATCTAAACCTGAAGTACTTCATGCTGAAACAAATTCCATCGCCAAATTAGCACAATCAAATGAGAGTGGATTAGATTCCACATTATTTGTAACACATAGTCCCTGCTTAGAATGTGCTAAATTAATCTACCAAAGCGGGATTACTACAATATACTACAAACACGAATACAGAAGTAAAGAAGGAGTTGATTTTTTGGAAAAGTGTAAATTAAACGTTCATCGGATTGAAATCATTGCTTAGAGCAGAGGTTGATGTTGTACTTAAGAACCATCCTATTGATAAGTACGACTTAGTTTTTGTTTTAACATATATGCTTAGAAACAAACTAGCCACCGGTCCAAATCATGCATTAACAATGCTAGAAGATCCAAATTTCGATCTGGACGAATTGTTCAGAAAAATGTCTCAAGGACCAGAGACAGAAATAAGTATTAACGATGACGAAGACAATAACGAAGAAACATAATGATTTTCCAGGGGAACTAATTACGATTAGTGTTTTAGAACGTGAAATAGCATATTATAAAACATTGATACGTGATCATGACACCGGTCATATTCATACTAGTATTAGATTCCTACAAGAAAGAGTAAATCATTTAAAAGGTGAATGTGGACCAGCAGATTTTTAATGCCCCTGTAGCTGAGTGGTTTAGCAAGGTCTTTGTAAGTCCTAGACGGCAGTTCGATCCTGTCCGGGGGCTCCAAAATAAGGAGAAGTTATGTTTGAATGGATATTAGAATACTGGTATTGTGAATCGTATGATTTTGAAAAACGAAAGTGTAAAAAATTAGTATGGAAATAAAACAAAAATTACCTGAAATGCCACGTGATGGCTCCATAGACGAGACTGATGGACAAGCAGTTTTTAATTGGGTATTAAACGAAATGAAGTCAGGTACTATTGGCTGGTTGAAATTTAATTTAAGTTCTGTTAAGCCACAAGATTTTATTCCATTGCCTTGGCATCATCAAGGTCGAATTGAAACTGAAAGACTGTGGATGCAATATCCACACCTCTTTAAAGATAATCAAGGAATTTTAGAATATATTGCTAAAAACAAGAAGCAATGGCTTCCTTGGGAAAACTTTCCAGTACCGGAGATGTCAGCTTATATAAAGGAAGAATTTCCAGCTGATACTATTAATTGTCTACGATATACACGTATTCCACCAAACACGACTACGGTATTATACGAGCCTAGTAAAGATTTAAAATTTGATAATCTTGATACAGATAAATTAAATGTTCTGATGACACTAATAATGCCAAATACAGAAAAATGTGTAGCAGAAGTTGAAGGATTTGACGCATTATATCTACAAGAAGGCGCAATATATTTTTTAAATCCATTCCGGAAACAAAGTTTAAAAAATAATTCTAATACTGATCATTCAACACAAATAGATATAGAAATACAACTAGGTGAACAATGTACATTATTTAGTGATGTAATAACTAGAAGCTATTTCCAAGAAATAGGCCATATGCAAAAATGAGCAACACAGGAGCAGGGTTTTGGATAGACTCAACATCAAATAATCAACAATTCTTTTATTGTGTGAAAAATGCCTTAACAGATGATTTAATTAAACAACTAGATGATTTTGTAGAAAACCACGAAATGCTTCAGCAAGGTAAAGTAACATTAGGGGAAGACCAACCACAAAACGACCGACATAGAATAACAAACATAGCTTGGATTGATACTAGGACAAACGAAGAAGTATACAATAAGCTAACTGAAGTAATTCATTTTGTAAATAATAACTATTTTAAATTCAATATTTCATATATTGAACCTCTCCAATATAGTGTATATCCACCAACAGGCCACTATAGATGCCATACGGACACATTCCTTAAAGGGAGCAACGGCTTTGGACGAAAGCTATCTTTTTCAATTGGATTAAATGACCCTAGTGAATACGAAGATGGTGACCTTGAGATTTGGACAGGTGGGGATAACTTTAAATGTAAATTAGATAAGGGCGAAGCAGTATTTTTTCCGTCTTGGATTCCTCATCAGGTACATCCGGTCACAAAAGGCACACGAAAGTCTTTAGTAGGCTGGGTACATGGACCCGATTTTATATAATTGGTTAACTAAAGGTTGACTTCTCTCATTAATTATCGTATAATAATAAAACTTGAACAGTACAAATAATTGTACTACTTATATAAGGAGGCTCAATAATGAAGCAGACAATTCAAGATAGTGTACTAACCGCACTCAAAAACGGTTCAGAACTAACTAGCAAACAGATCGCCAGCAAATTTAAAGCAGGCAATCCTCAAGCAGTTATCCAGTCACTAAGATTTTCAGGTCATGCTGTTTATCTTAATACTAAAAAGAACGGTGTTAGAAAATATCGTCTTGGTAATCCTAGCAGAGCAGTTGTAGCCGCAGGTTACAAAGCACTTGCTACATCAACTAAGTAAATTTTAGCTTAGTGATCACAAATGGACGGCTTTCGGGTCGTCCATTTTTTTTTTGAGTAAATAGTTAGTGATGAAAATTTTTACCATATTATTAGTAATCTTACTTATAACCTCTTGCACCAATACCACTGAATATATCAAAACATGCGAAGTAAAAACTTACCTAGATTATAAGGGCGGAGTTTCAACACGAGAGATTTTTGATAATAATTCAATTCGTGTTGGTACACGTTGTCCTTTTTAACTTGACAAAAGCCAAAAAAGAGTATACAGTTTAGTTGTGCCTGTAGCTCAGTTGGATAGAGCGTTAGTTTGCGGAACTAGAGGCCGTAGGTTCGAATCCTATCAGGCACGCCAAAAAAGAGGTTGACTTTAATTGGTAATGATTGTATAATGTATATAATAATTAGGCAATAGAGAGGCAAATAAATGAGAACACAACCACAAAATATAATTGAAAAACTAGAAGCAGACAATTCTCGTCTAGCTAAAGAATCCATTTTAAAAGACGCAATGAACGAAGGACTTGACGAGTTCTTTGAAGGCGTAAAAATGTGTTTAGATCCTTTATACACATTTGGCGTTAAACAAGTTCCTACTAAAGATACTGTAATTTCAGGCCAGGGATGTGAATGGAAAGTATTTAAAGAACTAGCTGAAAAACTTAAAAATAGAGAATTAACAGGCCATGCGGCACGAGATGCTATTGAGCTTGTAATGAGTTCTGCAACAGCAGAGCAATGGAATGGATTTTATCGTAGAATTCTTATTAAAGACTTACGTTGCGGAGTAAGTGAAAAAACTGTTAACAATGTTGCTAAGAAAAACGGATTTGACAAATATAGTGTTCCAGTTTTTAATTGTCAACTAGCACAAGACTCTGCAAAGCACGAAAAGAAACTTACTGGCAAAAAGATGCTAGAAGTTAAATTAGACGGTGTAAGGGTTTTGACAATTGTTCGTAAAGACGGTAATATAGAACAATTTAGCAGAAACGGAAAACAGTTTATAAACTTCCAACATATTATTGATGAAATTCAAACTGTCGTTAAAAAATCTCCACCACCATATGATTTAGTGTTGGACGGAGAAGTAATGAGCGATAACTTTCAAGACTTAATGAAACAGGTACATCGTAAAAGTAATGTTACAGCCAAAGATGCTATTTTACATCTCTTTGATTTTATACCTTTAAAAGACTTTTTGGAAGGTGGTTGGGATAAATCACAAGAACTTAGAACCCAAATGTTAACACATTGGTATAACGATCATAAAGATGTCTTAGAGCACGTACAAGTGCTTGATCACGAAATAGTAGACCTAGAGACCCATGAAGGGCAAAAAACGTATACAAACGTAAACAAAGCGGCTGTAGACGGTGGATACGAAGGTATTATGATTAAAGATCTTGATGCACCATATGAATGTAAAAGATCTACAGCTTGGTTAAAGCTAAAACCATTCATTGAAGTAACTTTAAAAGTAGTTGCTGTAGAAGAAGGTACCGGACGTAACGAAGGACGTTTGGGTGCTGTAATAGTAGAAGGAGAAGACGATGGACACACTTATCACCTTAACTGTGGAAGCGGTTTCACTGACAGTGAACGTGATAGCTTCTGGGCTAGCCGTGATAAGCTCATTGGTGTTTTGATTGAAATTAGGGCAGATGCTCGAACTAAATCACAAGATTCAAAGACTTATAGCTTACGTTTTCCAAGATTTAAATGCTTTAGAGGCTTTGAATCCGGTGAAAAAATTTAAGAATTAAATCCACTTTTACTTGACTTTTAATTTCCTTGCTATATAATAGCTAATGCAACAGTTATTCTTTAAGGAGAAATTTTACGATGGCACGGTCGATTAACTTACGAGGAAGTAAGAAAAAGAAAAAGATCGCTCGACGAACAAGTAACAAAGGCAACGAGCCTGATCTTTCAAACGGTTTGGAAATGTCTGCAAAAGACTTTCATTATGCAAAAAGTAGTGCGTTAGATCATTATCGTTTAGAACATAAGTCTTCTGACTTTAAACCTTGGGTTATAGAATATTGCAAGAATCATAAGAACTATAAAGATAAAGCACAAGCTATTGGTAAATGCCCTGATCATAAATTTAGTTGTACTCTAGGAGCATTATCTAGGCAACTAACTAAAGGTATGCCAGATTTACATCCCGGAGAACAAGAATTTATAGATTCTATGCCTGGATTAATGGGTCCAGCAAGAAAAACAACAGATTGGCTTCATAAACAACTAGACGAATTAGTTCCAATTGGTGAAGCTATTGTTCAAGAAAAGAAAGACGCCGCAGTAAAACTAGTTGGTGGTCCTAAGTTATCTATACAAGATCGTATTAGAATGCAAGCCTATAAAATGATGGAACCAATTGATGATTGGTTAGAAGGATGGGTTGAAGAGCCAAGTAAGTTTGATCCGCAAGGATTTAACTTTCCTAAACACTTTGCTGAATTAAAAGTAACACAAGCTCATGCTAGAAAAATAATAGAATTTTATACTGATGAAATCAGTGAATTAGAAGAATTACTAAATCCGCTTTCTAAAAAAGAACTTGCAAAGTTAAGTGAAAGAGAACAAGATTGGGCAGAACAACTTAAAGAAGCATATTTGTGTTATGATAAAAAAGCTATAAAATTAAAACTAGAAGGACTTTTAAACTTTAAAGGTGCATTAGAACTTGTTATTGCAGAAGGTAAAGCTAATCGGAAAACACGGAAAAGAGCACCGAAAAGCAAAGAAAAATTAGTTGCTAAATTAAAGTATGCAATTAAAGACGATAAACTACAAATAGCAAGTATTAACCCAATAGACATTATAGGGTGTGAAGAACTATGGATCTTTAATGTTAAAACACGGAAATTAGGAAGATATCTTGCTAGTAGTGTTGATCCAATGCATTTGGAACGTGATGGTACTGGATTAAGTATTAAAGGTACAACAATTACAGGCTTTAAAGAAGAATCAGTACAAAAGACCCTTAGAAAGCCACAGGAAAAACTTAAAGAATTTAAAGATGCCGGAAAGATTAAACTACGTACTTTCCTCGAAGATATTAATGCTGTAGATATCAAACTTAATGGCCGGATTAATACCGATACTATTATTCTTAAGGCAGTAAGATAAATACTAGTATGAGCACACATGATATAAATGATACTGAAATTCTAGCAGTAAAAAACGGACTTTTACAATTAGGTGAGGCGATCGACACTATTGCTCACAGACAACTTCCTGCACCTGAAATTGCAGATAGAAGTTTAAGTGGCAATAAAATACACGGTGGCAAAATTGCAGATTTCTCAAGTTTAGGAATTCGCGACGAAGCAACAAAACAAACTCTTGTTGTAACCAACGATGGCGTACTTACTGACACACTTACAGTCCACGACCTGCTTGGTGATGTTAAAGTAGAATCTAATCTTACTGTAGGTGGTACTATTACTGCTTCCAGACTAGAAGTAGATGAACTAAAAGCAGATGTTAGAAACGAACGAACAACTCCTTTAATATTTGAATGTACTGAAAACGACGGACCTTATGGTAAAGGACTCATGTGGACAGGATCGGGACATACTAAGCAATTAATAATGTCTGCAAATCCTGATCGTATTTGGTCAAGTGAATCTATTGATTTACACGAAGAGGCTGAATACTGTATAGGCAATATTAAAGTATTAAGTAACAACGAATTAGGCCCAAATGTAGCGACCTCAAGTTTAACAAGTGTAGGCACATTAAGAAATCTTAGAACCGAAGGCAATTTAATAATAGATCAATTCATCTTTTATGATGGTGATCAAATGAGACTCGGTATAGGTACTGATGCTAGTAACGGACAATTAAGTGTTGCAGGTAACGAAGTGGAATTTATTGTCGACCCTGATTATGATTCAGTTAGTGTAGGAACTTATACTACTAGTGATATGAAATTAATCACTGATAATCAATGCCGAGTGGAACTGAAAGCAAATAATCGGATTACAATTGGATCCGATAGTGACAGCATCACAACCATATCTGGAAAATTAGGAGTAGGGGTAAACAATCCTGACGTATGTTTCAGCACATCTGGGCCAATCAAATTTGAAAATAAGAAATTCGAAGTCGGACGAGAAGCACCTGTGAATGGAATCTACGGTAAGGGCGATATTGTTTGGAATTCAGAACCACAACCAACAGGCTATGTTGGCTGGGTATGTATTCGAAGCGGTACACCTGGGATTTGGAAACCATTTGGTGTTATAGGAGAGTAACACCATGAAGAGAGTATATCAAACTACTTTCACCAGATTTTACGTATGGGTGGGACGGGTATTACCTTTAACAGCCTTACTAGGACTATTATTAAGTCTACATTTCAATTTAGATTCTGTAACTGAAATCCTTCAAATGTCAATAGCAGTAATATTTGGAACTATTGCATTTACTTGGTGGTGGTGGGTAGTTGACGCTATCAGTAATCAAAATAAATTCTTTAGCGAAAGTTATGATCGTTTTACAGAAATGCAAGAGAATCTAAGAGATATTAAGATAGACATCTCAAGGGTTCAAAAACTGCATGTTGATGAATTAGAGCTTCTATCTAAGCAACGCAAAACTCGTCGAAAAGGCAAATAGTATGAAAAAAATATTTTTAATATCAGTTTTCCTGATCTTTTCTACTTCAGCATTAGCAGAAGAAATTAATCCAACAACTATGTTTGCAAGTAAAACAGACTTCTTTCGGAGTATGTCATTTTGGTCATGGTCAGATATACCTAAAACTATCACTACGTATATGGATACAGATCATGATGGGAAATTAGATGTTGTTTGGGCATTTCCTTTAATTAACAAAGTACCATTAGCTACCTGTACAGTTGGTGATGAACCTATAGAACAAAAGGGCACTATGACATTTTCTACTTGTCATATAAATGAAGCTAGAGAACCAGTACTTTATATTGTATCATCTAAAGGATGGCTTTGTCATACTTGTCCATATCTAAGAATGGATAAGAAATCTGTTGTAGTTCATTAAGTTTTAATAATATAATTTAAAATCAATGTTGGTTGCATGTTAACGTGAGCACTACCACTACCTGTTATTCCTGTTTGTGACGTATTAGGCCCGCCTGTAACACTAATACCAGCAAAATTCTGGGCTGTTCCTGTAGATGGTGGGTTAGTATAATCATGAGTATGAGCAGGCATTTGTGCTTCAGTAAGTGTTACTGCTTCAGTACCGCCACTAGCGCCTAGTACATCACCATCAATGCCGCCTACTCCGCCAGCACCAGTTAATCTATCAGCTGATGCTCCGCCCATATCATCTTGTCCAGCAATAGTACGACCACGTAAATCTGGCACATTAAAAGTTGTTGATCCGTCACCTGCTCCGTATACTTCTGCTAGTACTGTAAATAAGCCTGCGTATGTTGTTCTACTAATAGCTTGTCCATAACAAAGAAGCCAACCTGTTGGAGCACTTGCACCTGCAAATGACAGAACAGCCCCTGTTGGATTAACTCCTGCATCAACGTATGTTTTAACTGCTTGTTCTGTTGGAACTGCCGTATCACTATTGTCAGCCATAGTACCATCTGTACTGAACTCATCAATTGCCACACCACTATTACCAGTAAATGCTACAGCTTTAAAACCACCAGTGGCTCCAGCCACAGTCATTACGTCAGCAGTTATACCTATTGTTCCAGTAGCACCAATGTGTAAAGAATTGCTACCTAGATATAAATCTCTAATTTTATAAGTTGCTGAACCAATGTCGTATGTATCGTTTGTATCTGGTATTATATGACCTTTAACAGTACCATCTAAATTAATAGCACTATTAACACCATCAACTAGTA